CGCAGGCCTATCTGGGTCTGTCCGCAGGCGGTGGCGGCATTTCTCAACCCTTGGCCTTCGTGCAAGACGCGGGCGCCCCCGACACTGGGGACCCCACGAACCTGGAGCCGGAAGGAGCGCCAGAACCATGACCATTCAAGCCCCGGAGGTGCGTTTATACGAAGCCCCGCTACAGCTCCGGGATACCCAGCTCGTCGGCAAGCCCTACAAGTATCTGGAAGGGCGGGCTGTGCCCTATATGGAATGGGCCGACATCGGCTGGTTCCTGGAACGTCACGAGAACGGCTCCCTGGACCAGACCACCCGGGCCGGTACCGGTAAGGGTCTGCCCCTTCTGTTGTTCCACGACAACCGCCGCTGGCCCATCGGCGTCTCCGAATCGTGGGACTCCCAGGTGGACGGGCTGAATGGGGTGTGGCGTCTCAACGACACCCACGACGCCCAACAAGCGGCCATGCTGGCGGAGTCGGGAGACCTCGGTTATCTGTCCATCGGCTTCGCGCCCATCCGGTCGTCGTGGGAGTACGTGGACGACTGGAACCCCGACCTGGGGCCGGACCACATGGATCGGGTTACCCGCCAGGAGTCCCGGCTTTTAGAGGTCAGCCTCACACCTACGCCCGCTTTTGCCGGGGCGGAGATTACCCAGGTGCGTACCGCCGAGCGGCCTCGGCCTCGTGGTGAGTCCAAGGTGGACATCTGGCGGCGGGAGCTGGAGAAACTGCGGCGGTGAAACTCCTGCCCCGGGCTGTGGTGGAAGCACCGTCCGGTACCGGACCCGCCATTTTCCCGCTGAATATCTACCGTGGCGACAGCTATGGCTGGCAGGTGCGGTTGTGGTCCGACACCAACCAGAGCCAGCCCGTGGACCTCACCGGTATCACGGTGGCCGCACAACTGCGGGCCGTGCCCGGTGGTGATCCGGTGGTGAACCTGGACTGCGTGGTCACCCTGCCCAACGTGATTGACCTGACCCTCGACGCCACCGATTCGGCCGTGGCTTCACCGGGCGGCTGGGACCTCCAGCTCACCTACCCGGACGGCCGGGTCTTTACGGTGTTGGCCGGTCAGGTCTTCGTCACGGCTGACTACACCCAATGACCGACGTAACGGTGGTGGACGTGGTGGGCGTACAGCCCCCACCTGTCCACCTCGATGTCTCGGTCATGGTTGGCCTGCCGGGTCCCCAGGGACCCCAGGGTGCCCAAGGTGCTCCGGGTCCCGAGGGCGCTCAGGGCCCGCAAGGTGCACAGGGGCCACAGGGAAATCCAGGTGCCACCGGCCCGCAGGGTGCCACCGGACCGCAGGGCCCTACTGGTTCCACTGGTGCACAGGGTCCGCAAGGTGCTACTGGTCCGCAGGGCCCGCAGGGTCCGGCTGGCAGCCAGATGCTGACCCAGATTCTGAATACCTCTCAGGCGGTGACCGCCCCCGCTTGGGCCGTCTACGCCGATATGGTCATGGTCGGTGGTGGTGGTTCCGGTGGTGGCGGTGGTGCGGCCGCTCTGACCAGCGGTGTCGCTAACCAGGCGGGTGGGGCCGGTGGTGGTTCCGGTGGTGAATTGCGAGTCGTGGTCCCCGTCAGTGGCGGTCTTGTTCTTACCGTCACCATCGGAGTGGGTGGTACCGGTGGTGGTGGCGGTGCGGCCAGCTCGGGGACAACCGGCAATGCCGGAGGCACCGGAGGCGGCGGCGGTGTTACCAGCATTACCGGCACCGGCATCAACTACGCCGCTTCCGGCGGTGGCCAGGGGCGCGGCTCGGGCCCCAACACCAACAGCGGGGCCAGCGCCGGAGTGAAAGGATCAGCGGCCAGCGGTGCCAACGCCACCATCTTGTACGGGCCCGGTACGGGCGGATCGTCAAACCAGTTTGGTGGTGGTCCCGGCACCTACACCGCCGGTGGCGGCGCTGGTGGGGCTACGGCTACGGCCAGCAACGGCGGCAACGGCGGTCCGGCCGGGGTGTTCAACCAGCAGTCGTCACCATCTGGTACCACCGCCACCAGCACCGGTGGCACCGGCGGCAACGGGGCAGCCAATAGTGGGGCCGGTGGTGGTGGCGGTGGTGGTGGCGCCCCCGGTGGGGCCGGTGGCACGGGCGGTAATGGTGGCTCCGGGTTCGTAGTGATCACCTGGCGGAATGCCTGAATGCTGGCGAACATAACAACCAGGCGATACCATCCCGCTTAGCGAAGACCGCGGCTGACCCGTCTGGGGCCGGTCCCGGGCCGGAGGTGCCTTGCGTCAAGCGGCCTCTACCTGGCGGACCACCACGAGGACGGACGAGCGCCCTGCCCAGAGCTGCCCACCGTCGTTTAACCCCGTCGTGGAGGAATCATGCCCAACGTCGTACTGACCCGCCTTATTGCCGAACGTGATGAGCTGGTCGCCACTATCGAATCGGTCCTGAACCAGGTAGAGGGCCGGGACCTCACAGATGCCGAGCAGGCCGTCCTGAATCACACCCGGGACCGCATCCAGGAGCTGGACAACCAGATAAAGCCCCTGGAGGACTACGAGCGGGTGAAGGAGCAACACCGCACCACGGTGCAACAGCTCCCCCAGCCCGAGCCGTCCCGCCTACCGGAACGGGTAGCCGCTCAGCCCCGTCGTCTGGACGGCATCGAGGGTGTGCCGCACTACGGCTCCCCGGGTGCCTTCGTGGTGGACTACCTGCGGGCTGCGGGCATTATGCAACGAGGTCAGGTGGACCCCGAGGCGTTGGCCCGGGTCCAACAAGCCCGGGTGGTGGCGGACCAGAAGACCTCCGATATCACCGGCATTCTGCCCACCCCCATCGTGGGCACGGTGGTGAACCTCATCGACGCCAACCGCCCTTTCATTAGTTCCCTCGGTGGCGCCAAGGCCATGGAGGGCATCCCCGGCACCACGTTCAGCCGTCCCAAGATCACCCAGCACACCACGGTCGGCGTGCAATCCGGTGAGAAGACGCAGCTCCCCAGCCAGAAGATGACCATTGCCCCCGTGAACTTCACCAAGTCCACTTACGGCGGCACCGTGGACATCTCCCGCCAGTCCATCGACTGGTCGTCGCCCTCGGCCTGGGACATCCTGATTCGGGACCTGGCCAACGTCTATTCGGTGCAAACCGAGACGGCCGCAAGTGCGGCCTTCAAGGCGGCGGCTACGGCTACTCCGGTAGCGGTGGCCACCAACGACCTGAAGGGCTGGACCCTGGCCCTTTACACCGCGGGCATGCATTCCTACCAAGCGGGCTTTATGATGCCGGACCGGATTTGGTGCTCGCTGGACGTATGGGCGGCCCTGGGTTCCCTGGTGGATGTGGCCCGGGTGGTGTTGCCTCAGAACGTCATGGATGAAATGGGCGCCCCCGGTACGTCCACACTGGCGGACTTCCGTGGTGACCTGCTGGGTCTGCCTCGCATCGTGGTGCCCACCTTTGCGGCCGGTACTTGCATCGTGGGCCCGTCCAGTCTTTATGAGGTCTACGAGGAAGTCATCGGTCTGCTGTCGGTGATCGAGCCGTCCATCCTGGGTGTCCAGGTGGCCTACGGCGGTTACGTGGCCTGGGGCACGTTGGCTGCTAACGCCTTTGTGCCACTAACGGCTCCGGCTGGTATGCCCACCATGCTCGAGCTAGAGGACGCCCCCGCCGACGACGCCAGTACGGTGGACACTCCGGCCACTACCTCCACCACGTCCCGCACCGCTAAGTCCAGCGCATGAGCTGGACGCTGAAGCCCAAGGGCTCGTGGGGTGAAGCCACCTCTAGTGCCCCCGGTACGGACTTCCCGGCCATCCTGGCGTTACCGGGGACGTGGCATTGGTACCCGGGTGCCACCACCCTTCTGGTCCGTAAAGACCAATGGGCATCCCTGGCCGCACCTCCCACCCTGGACTCCGTTACCCCCAATAGCGGACCCGCGGCCGGTGGTACCGCCATCGGGGTGGTGGGTGAGGGCTTTACTGGTTCCACCGGTATCACCTTCGGGGGTACGGCCGGGGTCAGTTTCACGGTGGTGGACAACGAGCACATTGCCGTGGGCACGCCCGCTCACGCCACCGGCGTGGTGAACGTGGTGCTTCAGAATCCCCGCGGCAACGCCACCTTGACCAACGGCTTCACCTACGTCTGATGGGTACGACCTGGCCCACGCTGAAGGAGGTGCGCAGTCTTCTGCGTCTCCAGCCCGATCCCACCGAGGACGCCGTGATCCAGTCGGCGTTGGCTGCGGCCGTGGATTTCGGGGTGCGGCGTTTCGGCCAGGTCGTCACTGTCAACCCGGACGGCACCTACAACCAGGACTGGCTTTATCCTCCCGACGCCACCACCATCCCCGACGTGGCGCATGAGGCTTGTCTTCTGCATGCGTCCCGGCTGTACCGGCGTCGGGACTCGGTGGACGGGACCATTTCCTGGGGAGACATCGGCGCCGTCCGGGTGGGTCGGGTGGACCCTGACGTGGTGGGACTTTATGACTCCGCCGCCCCCTGGGGGTTTGCGTGAGCTGGCAGCGCACCATCGCCATTCCGGCCTTGGTGAAGGCTTTGCAAGCGGTGGCCGGGGAAGCGGTTTACGTTCATTCCCGGCCACCCAACACCCTTAATCCGCCCTGTCTGGTGGTGTTGCGCCCCACCGAGGTCCGCTATGACGAGGTGGCCTTTGGTATCGACCAGGCCGATATTTCCGTGCTGTGTGTGGCGCCCGCCGATGGCGAGGACACCGCCGACGAGTTGATAACGGCGGTGCGCAGCGCGGTGGGGGAGAACATCAATCTCGGGGGTGCCGTCCAGGTGGTGGACGACCAGGCCGAGCGCAACTGGCGCAACGTGAACGTGGCCGGTGTGGACCTTCTCACCGTGGAAGTAGCCCTACAAATCCAGATGTAAAGGAGCAACCCATGACCATGACCGACGAAGCCCCGCCTGTCGAACCTCCCGAGATTCAGGCCACCGCGGCCGGTGATCCCACACCGGTCACCGCCACGCCCCTGATTCTCAATGACGCCTATTTCGAGCTGTCCGGCGTCAACCTGCGCTGCCTGGTCCAGCACCTGGAGGTGTCGCCGGAGAACAAGCCGGTTACCGTGACCAGCTTCTGTGCTGAGACGGATTACCCCGGTGTGACCAAGTGGCACCTGCGGGTGACCTTTTACCAGAGCTTTGACGTGGGCGCCGTCTATGACACCCTCAACGCCGCCCTGACCAACTACAACGCCAGCGGGGCGTCGGTGCCCTTCAAGGCCCGCCCCTACAGCTCCCGGGTGGCGTCAGCCAACAACCCCATCATTTCCGGTCTGGCCATCCCCCAGCCCTTCGACATCATTACCGGTGACGCCGGTGCGGCCAGCCAGGTGCAGATCGACTGGAACCTCACCGCCGCACCTTCGGTGGACCACGGGGCCGTAACAGCCACCGGTGCGGTAGCAGGCACGCCCGGCTATTTCACACCCACCGGTGCTACCGTGCCCGCCAACCTGGCTGCTCTGACTGGCATCACCGCCTCCCCGGCCACTACGTGGGCCAGCGGCCAGTACGTCATTACCGCCGACCTGTTGGCCAACAACTGGAACGGCTCGGCCTGGGTGGCCGGAAAGCATCCCTAGATGTCCGCTCCGGTGGTGGAGGTGGTGGGCCTGAAGGCTCTGGTAAAGGACCTCAACAAGATGTCCGACCCCCGGGCCGGGGACCTGATAAAGGCCATGCAACAAGCCGGAAAACAAGCCATGCAACCGCTGGCCGACGCCGTGCGCTCCGCGTACCCGAGTAAGACCGGCAATCTGCGGGGCACGGTCCGAGTCACGGCGTCACGTACCGGCGCCGCGGTACGGGTGGGCAAGAAGGTCTTGCCCTACGCCGGACCGGTGGACTTCGGGGGTTGGCCTGAAGCCCGTGACTTTGTGCGGGACGGCCGTTACCTCTACCCCACGGCCCGCATGCGTGCTCCCCAGACTGCCCACCAATACGAGCTGGCCATCGAGCACGTGGTGGAAACCTTCCCGTG